GGTTCATTTTCTTCAGCGACCTCCTCCTCTTCTTCTTCTACAACTGGTTCATTTGCAACCTCCTCTTCTTCTACAACTGGTTTATTTGCAGCGACCTCTTCTTCTTCTTCTTCTTCTTCTTCTTCTACAACTGGTTCATTTGCAGCGACCTCTTCTTCTTCTTCTTCTTCTTCTTCTTCTTCTTCTTCTTCTACAACTGGTTCATTTGCAGCAACCTCTTCTTGTACAACTGGTTCATTTGCAGCCTCTTCTTCTTCTACAACTGGTTCATTTGCAGCCTCTTCTTCTTCTACAACTGGTTCATTTGCAGCAACCTCTACTTGTACAACTGGTTCATTTTCAATAGATGATTGATTAGATTGTTGAGATGAATTATTATTTAAATTTTTAAGGAAATTAAATTGTCCAACGGGGACTTGTTTAGGGGCAGCAGGACCAATTGGTTTGGAAGAAGGGGCAGGGGCAGGAGCAATAGGAGCAATTGGTTTGGAAGAAGGGGCAGGGGCAGGAGCAGGAGCAATAGGAGCAATTGGTTTGGAAGAAGGGGTGGAAGATATGGATGGTTTAGCGGCAGCAGAAGCAGGAGCGGTAGCAATTGGTTTGGAAGAAGGAGCAGGAGCAGGAGCAGGAGCAGGAGGAATATTAGGCTTAGGGGATGAATTAGATTGTGGAGATGAATTATTATTTAAATTTTTAAGATAATTAAATTGTCCAGTGGGTGCTTGAACGGAGGGAGCGGATTTTGAAGAGGATGATGATGGTTGTATGGATGATGTAGATACAGAGGATGGGTTAACATAGGTTATTGGTTGAGTTGTAGATGGTAAAGGGGCCGGTTGTGCAGCGATAACGGGTTGATTAGATGAATTATTTTGATTATTTTGATTATTTTCATTATTTAGATTTTGGAGAAAAGCATATTTATTGAGTATGTTCTTCTTATCTGCCATTGCTATATATAGGATAATATTTCATTTTATTGATAAACGCTTTTATATTGATAATAGAGTTTATTAATAACTGGATAACTATAAATAATATGAATAATTAATGATGTGAATAATAGCGTGAATGATCATTTGTATAAACAGGTAAGAAGTTTTTAATGATTTTACCAGCTTTTAATAAAATTTCACGTTTTTCTACATTATCCGGACGAATCTTGGAGATAGCGTCTTCTAAGGTAAACCATTGAATATTACCAATTTCTCTTGTCATAAGAGGATTATTAAGATTGAGATGAACATCGGTATTAGGAATGCATATGGCGAGATAATATTTATGACAGTAATGGATATGGTTGGATCCAAAGAATGTTTCGGAGATGGATTGTGTATTTTGTAGAACGTGGAAATCGGAGCGTTTGAGTCCAGTTTCTTCTTGAAATTCCCGAATGGCGCATTGGATATCTGTTTCGTGTGGATTGCGTCGTCCTTTTGGAAATCCCCATTCAGGTTCAACCCATTTAGATGGAAATTCAGAAACTAATTTTGGAAGTTTAGGAAGAAGTTGAAGAAATCGTTTTTCAGATATATCATAATTATTTCTATGTGATTTTAAATTAGAAGTTTCACCCCAAATATCGAACCATAACTGGTCAAATGTTTTTGCAAGAAGTCGCTGTTGTTCAGATTGTGTCATATTTACTAATAATTTTGAAATGTAAATATCATCTTGATAATTATATTTACCACGAATGAATTCAATAAATGAAAGCGAATCCTTTCTTTGAATAAGTAGAAATTCAATTGAATTATTGTGTAATGGGATAGTGAGATGATTAGAGAAGAGGGATAGAGATTGTGATGGATCGGTGTAGCGAACGGCAATAATTCCGTAGCTAGTGACAGGTGATAGACAATTGCGAAAGATATGTCCAATTTGGCCGCAATTTGTACAATGTAATGTCCGGTTATGTTGAAAACTAGTATTCATTATAAAATGATCTTAACAGATATAGATTTGGAGTCTTTAAGACCAGTAAGGAGGGAATATTAAAGTGAATAAGAAAAGGGGTGAGATAAATAGAATGCAATTTCCACCGAGTGTATGGGGTCCATTTTTTTGGCATACGATTCATATTGTCGCTTTAGGGTATCCAAAGAGTCCAACATATACTGATAAAAAAAGTGCAAAAGAGTTTTATGAATCTTTGGTACATTTATTACCTTGTGCTGTATGTCGTGAACATTATAGGGATCATTTAGTACAAAATCCAATTACACCATTTTTAGATTCAAGAACGGATTTAATTAAATGGACAATTGAGATTCATAATAAAGTAAATAAAATGTTAGGAAAGAAAGAATGGACATTAGAGGAAGTATTAACGTATTATGATCGTCTGGGTCGTAGAAATCGTTCACCTGTTTGGACAAAAGAAGATATGAATGAAGTAGATTATCGTTCATTTGTAAAAGGGTTTATTACGGGAACTGTTATTTTAGCAGCTGCATGTGGTGTTGTATATATTGTTCAACTCGTTAGGAAATAATATAATCGTCTAAGTTAATAATATTTTTTAATTGTATAAAATGATTCCTAAAATAAGGATTCATTTTATAATAATAATTAATTTTACTACTAATAATTGTAGACATAATTGTATCATTTAAACGTAAATAAGATAAATAAAGAACTGCATAGAGACGTACATATAAATCATAATTAATTTCAACGTGAAAATTATCAAATGAGTAAAGTAAGGAATTAATTGCATCAATTGCATCACGATAATATGCAAAATTATAGTTTCTCATAATAATATTCCAATAAATATAAACAAAATTTTTAGTGGGTAAAATAAAATTATGAAGAGTTTGACGATAATCGCCGTATGATTTTTGAATATCATCATAAAATTCGTCAAGAATCTCTAAATAAAAATATTCTTCCCCGTGTCCAAATCCAGCATTAACGGTTTCTTTACATATATCTTGTAGACGTTTAAGAATTTTGAGACCACGTGATGCATTGGTAGTAAATAAGCATCCAGCAGCAACCCATCGTGCTTGTTGATAATATTCTTTTTTGTGTTCGATTTGTCTATATTTTTTATCTTCGATATTTAAAATTTGTAAATGAAATTTATGTGTGGTATGATGAAGAGTAAATAATAGATTTTTATAAAAATCTTCTTCACATATTTTTGAGCCATTTGGTTGTATATTTGCATCAATCCAGCCAAATTTAGAGGTTTGAAAGGGATTATCTTCAATCGTTTGGAGTACAAAATTAAATTTATTAAAAACGAGTGAAGTAGATTCTGGAGAAATACGAGTATCGCGAGTAGGCCAATAACTTTCTCTATTTTGTCTAATTTTTTCAATAAGAGGATAACACCATAATTCTTCTATTTCTTTTACTATAATTTTTGTTAAATGTCCTAAATTATATTTATTAAAACGAATATTTTGAATATATGATTCTAAATCTTTATTACAATAAATAACTAAATAGCACGGTATAGAAAGTAGAGGATCAATACAAGTAAGAGTTTGTTCAATAGATCGTGAATGTGAATTGTATTTTGTTAATAAATAGCATCCTGTTGTTAATGTACAATCAGGTATATTAGACATTTAATAAATATGACAATTAGATAATCTTTATATAGTTTTACTATAAATGAAGTAATAATAAAATGAATTATAAAAGAAAGGTAGATAACAGATAACAAAATGAGTGATACCGCAAGTTTTAGTACATCAAAATGGACTGATTTTAATGGTAAAAAGAATAATATAAAAGGAACTAATTCGGGATTAACTACATCTTTTACAAATAGTTTTTTTACAACGAAGAATTTGGGTATGAATACGGGATTGGGTTTAGGATTTTCAGGATTGAATACAAGTAATGTAGGAGATTCTGCAAAAAGAATTGCAGTTTATTTATTATCTATTTTATTTGTTATATTAATTATATTATTATTTATTCATTATTTTATTACACCTATATTTAAATTAAGACCAGGTTCTCCCGGTATTATACCAGTACCTGGTTGGGATGATGGTCAATTATTTTGGGAGAAGGGTGTTTCAGGTATGATTGAAAATAAGAATGTACCAATTCAAAGTTTATATTATGGTTATAGTATTAATTTAGATGTATTTATTCAAAATCCAATGCAATTTTCAACCCATCCAAGAATTCTATTTAGTCGTGGTGCAGTTATGAAACAAACACCATCTGGGGAGTTACTATTGGGTGTACTAGATAACTATAATTTAGTAATTGCATTACTACCTGATACAACGGATATGATTGTATCTGTTTTAAATAAAAATAATCAGATGGAGAATGTAGTTATTCCAAATATACCTGTTCAGGATCCATTTCGTGTGGGAATAGTAATAATGGAGCAAGCATTAGAGGTATATATAAATGGACATTTAATGAAAACAAGATCATTTAATGCACCACCAAAAGATGTAAAAGGTGATATTTACCCCGCTTCAGGAACAGAAATAAATTTAGCAAAATTACAGAATTTGAAAATATGGCCTCGTGTACTAACAACTCCCGAACTTCGAGATGCATCACCTAACTTAAGTACAAAAGACAAAATGAGTGGAGGAGAGATACCATCATCAACATCTTGTCCGACAGCATTATCTATAGAATCTACTATGAATGCATTAAAAGTATAAAAGTAGTTATGCAGATATAACTAATGGATTATGATAGAAAATGTCAAGTAACAAATCAGAAACATAGTTAGAATGTCTAATTTACAATTGATAGTATTTGGTATTGCATTGATACTTGTTACATTGTATATTATATTTTATGTGATTTATCCTGGATCTGGTAGTGAAGATCTATTAAAAGTGATGACTGTATTGAATGAAAAGAAGGTTATAGTGATGCCTGATATAACCCAATCTAAAATTTTGGGATCTGCAGGATCAACTGTAATGGGATTTTTTTATTTAAATATGGGTGATCGTACATCAAGTTATATAGATAAATATACATCATTAATTGAAGTAGAGAATAATTGGTATTTAGAGATTTCTCCTGCACCAAAGGGTAAAGATTTAATTTCAACACGTCTCCGAGTTCAAACAAATGATGGGGGTACATTTAAAGAGGAAATTATAGATTTACCTCAAATTTCAAAGCAAAAATGGGTATTTATTGCAATATTAAGAGAGGGGCGTCGTTTTGATATTTTATATGATAATAAGATTGTAGTATCACAGCGTCTTGAAAATTATCCAGTTGTAATATCAAGTCCATTATCTGTTGGAAATAAGGGATTAGATGGTTCAGTGATTCATATAATAATAAATGATAGACGTTTAACACCAAATGAAGTGGAACGAGAAAGAGTTAAATATGTAGATACAAATAATACGGTATTAGAAGCAAATAAAATTTCAATGAGTTTACCAAATATTCGTTTATTAGCTCAATGTCCTTCCGGTCTTCCCTGTGATTCTATTACAAAGCCTCCAAGTAATAATTTATTAGAATGGGATTCACCCTATGCTTAATCTAAAAAGAATAAGATAGAATATCGTTGTACTTGTCAGAATAAATGGATAACGCCAACAATAGTTCCTCTCCTGTTGCAAGACTTATTCCAGTAATCATCTTTTTTGCTGGTTTAATTGGATTATATTATTTATATCAATATTTATTTGGATATCGTACACTAAGTAATTATGATTTAATTACAAAAACACAAAATGCAAATATAGATGCAAGTAGCCCAATTATAATAACATCTGATAAATTGCCTGTATTATATGAGGGTGGTGAATTTACAGTGTCAACGTGGATTTATTTAACAAATTGGTCTTATCGTGCAGGATTTAATAAATCAATTCTAAGTATTGGTGGTCCAAATTTTGATACATTACGAATGTATTTAGGAGGTAATAAACCTAAATTACATATTCGTTTACAAACTCGTGAAAATGGTAATGTAGTTCAAACAGTTCCAATGAATAATAATCAAGTTCCATCCGAATCATTAGATAAAGCAACTCAAAATAGTGTATTTGGTATTCAACAAACAGATTCAGGATTATTAGATTCATCACCATTATGTGATTTACCAGAGATTGAATTACAGCGATGGGTAAATGTTACAATTGCAGTAAATGGAAAGACAGTGGATGTATATATGGATGGGAAATTAGCTCGGTCGTGTGTATTACCATCTTATTTTAAGGTAGATTCAGGTGGTTATTCAGCAACATTATTATCATATGGTGGTTTTGGAGGACAAATATCGACAGTAACAATGTACGATGGTGCATTGAATCCAGAGGCTGTTTATAAGAATTATATAGCAGGTCCTGAGCCAATTACAAGTATTGGTCAATGGCTATCTTCTATTTTTAAGTTTGGAATTAATGTATCGGTCAATTCAAAATAAATCATATATTTTAATAAGAGAAGATAGATGTCTGAAAGTTTTTCACCAAATCGTTCTGCAAATAATACATCTACAAAGCCCGGTGTGATAGAACAAGCTATATATGGAATTGTTTTAGTAATTATACTATATACGGTTTTTATACTTATAGAAGTTATTTATAAATATCTTAATCGATTATCTGTTCAACGAACCGAATTATTACCAAATACATATGTAATTGATGATAAGTCAATTATTTTACCTCAAAATCCAAATATAGTAGGATCGAATCCAATTCATTTATCGGAAAATGAGAGAAGTGGTATTGAATTTAGTTATTCATTTTATCTAAATGTTCATCCATCCGCTTTTCGACAAGAATATGGATTATTACATTTATTTCATAAAGGATATTCTACACAATTTCCTCTTTTAGCACCCGGTGTATATATGAGATCTGATACAAATACATTACGTGTTTATATGAATACTTATAAAAATTGGAATAATTATCTAGAAGTAGAAAATATTCCAGTAGATAAATGGGTTCATTTAGTAATTATTTGTAAAAATAATGCATTAGAGATTTTTGTAAATGGTAATTTGAAGAAGAAAATGTCATTTGATGGATTTGTACCTTATCAGAATTATCAAGATATTTGTTGTTTTAGTCAAAGACGTATTACATTAAAGAATAGTATTATACCATCGGTAGATGAATTAGGATTTGATGTATTTGGAGCAATGAAGGGAATGATAAGTCGTTTGAATTATTTCAGTTATGCATTATGTTATGCAGAAATTCAACAATTACTGAATGAAGGTCCTTCTTCAAAATTAGATTCATCTGCTATGAAAGATATTCCACCCTATTTAGCAGATACTTGGTGGTCTCAATCTTATTAAATTTATTAATTGAAAATATACATAATAAAAGAATAAATAAAAAAAGTAGTAAATATATAAATCTAAAGGAGTTAGATATTTACTAGAGCAATGCCTGGAGGTGGTTTATTTTCATTAGTAGCCTACGGAGGACAAAACGTATTATTAAGTGGTAATCCGGATTTTACTTATTTTTATAAAACATACAAGAAATATGCTCATTTTGCGGAAGAATCTGTAACATTTTCAATGGATGGTCCACAGGATTTATCATATGATCAACCTATTCAAGTACGTTTTAAAATACAGCGTATTGCGGATTTAGTACGTGATATGTATTTTGTATTTGATTTACCTGCAATTTATTGTAAATATTTAGAATTACCATATGGAACAAGAGTATCACAATATAATTTTTCTTGGGCGAATTATATTGGATGTCATATTATTCAAAGTGTAGGATTTTATATTGGTGGTCAGAAAATACAGGAATTTGATGGTACATATTTAATTACAAAGGCTCAATGTGATTTAGATACACGGGCATTTCAAAAGTGGCAACGTCTTGTTGGAAATATACCTGATTTATATGATCCAGCGAATGGGTTGTATGGTGGTGGTTCAAGCGGTACAGGATATCCATTAGTATATAATAATAATGGTCCATCGCCTGCTTCAACAACGACACCTCCAAATATTAATCGCCCATCCATTAATGGTCGTCGAATTCAAGTTCCTCTGCCTTTTTGGTTTTCAGAAAGTACATTTGAATCTCTTCCTCTCGTATCTCTACAGTATCACGAATGTGAAGTTCGTATTACTTTGCGACCCATTAATCAATTATATCGTATTCTAGATAGTAATGGATATCAAGTCGCACCTGGTTATCAATATAATCCATCTGTAATACCATTACAACCTGAAAATGTATATTATAATGCTGTAAGTGATATAACAGATATTACAATTAATAACTTTTTAACAGATATTGGTACACCCAACCCCCTTCTCAATACTTGGCCTTTAAATCCCCAAATTCAATTAACATTTGTTTATTTAACGGATGAAGAGCGTAACCAGTTTTCATCTGAACCATTACAGTATCTTGTTAGACAAGTTACACGTTATGATTTTGATGCACTTATTTCAAGACAATTAGTACAACTCGATACACATAACCCAATTGAACGCTTAATTATTGTTCCAAGACGATCCGATTCATTACCTTATCGTAATCAAATTACCAATTTTACAAATTGGATTAATCCTCTAAAAACTCCATATATTGCACCTGGTGGTGGTATCCTTTGGCCAGCAATTGTTAATAATACTCTAGCTACTGGCGTCTTTGTACTCAACGGACAAAGATCCATTATGAGAAGTTTAGCCGTTTTAGGAGATGGTAACTTATTACAAGAAGAAAAGCCCATTGAATACTTTACACAAGTAGTACCTTGGAAATATTTAACAGGTATTCCAGATCCTGAATTAGTAGTATATCCATTTGCATTAGCATCACCTTCTACTCAACCACGCGGAAGCATTAATAGTAGTCGCATTAAAAACTTTCAAATTGATTTAGACGTATATCCATTACCATCAACTAGTTTATATCAATATTATATAAGTGTATATGTAGAAAGTTTGAATTGGGTAAATATTGCATCTGGTATGGGAGGTTTAAAATATGCCCTATAATAT